GAAGTAGAACCAAATTTATCAAACAAAGATAGAATAAACATCACCTTTGACATAACTGTATAAAGATTAGGAATTTAATATGCCATTACATGAACTTAGAACAAATGAGTATTTTACATTTACACAAAAATTAAGAGAAACAGGGGACGATCCCTATTTAAAACACAAAGCAATTAAAGATAGACAGAAAGCTAGAGAACTGCTAAATGGGTTACTGAGAGATAGAGAAGTTATTATTTTTTATCTAGAAGACGGTGTTGAAAAAACTATGATTGGAACTCTTAAAAAGCTATTAGCAAAAGAAGTTTGGCCACCGTTATTGCCAATACCTCAGTCGTTGGTATCGATAAACCAAATACTTGTACCACAAGAACATCATATTGCTTTTTGGGAGTTTCCGTTAAGAGAAGCAAGACTCTTGCATATAGATTCTATAACTAAGTTTATGACTAAATTAGATGGTTTAGATTTTGATTGGTTTCAACAGGTAAAGAATGAAAACAGATGATTTCATCGAAGTCTACAACGATGCAATTACAGGCCGGTAATTAAAAAATCAAGTTCCAAGGTTTTTTAAATGTCTTTTTAAAATGCTCAAATGATTCTTCGTCGAATATTATCATAGTATTCCGACTAGGATGTAATTTATAGTGCGCTTTGAATTGATTATCATTTGCCCATTTTTGGACATAGATATAGATTTCGCCAGCTCGTGGTGCTTTTCTAGATGCAGGTGGCATTGTTTCAACTTTATACATATTGTCTTAGGAAAACTCTTTTAATCGTGTATCTAGGTATCTGCGCAATTCCATCAACTTGGTTCTTGATTCAGGAACAGTCGACGGAATAGTTTTGTTGTCAAATATATCTCTGTGCTGACTGTCTATCTGTCGAACTTCTTTTAACAGCTCATTCAATTTTGAACTTAATTCTTTTTTCACAGTTTCATTTTGAATCCGTGAAATTTTTTCACTAAACATAGTAAATTCTTTCTTAAATACTTCGCTATTTTCTATAGTGTTCAGCATTTTCTAACTCCATAATGGTATCAATTTTTGTGCGTATCAGTTGATTATTTAATGTGGTCTTTAGGCCGCTGTGCAATTGTTTAGGAAGATGATCTAGATTGCACCATGCTAGTGTTAGCACGGCTTGAGTTAAAAATTCATCAGCAACTAAACATACATAGGTACCATATTCAAAACCGCGGTCTTCGCTAAGATACAACTCAATAGGCAGTATTCTTCCCGAGTGGTAGTCTTTAAGCAAAACATCAGCATCTTCTAACAGTGACGCAGATCTAGCAAATGTAGGCACAGTCCATTTCTCATCTTGAAGAATGAGAAGGATTCTACCTGTAGTCCTTGCTAGAAATAATAAACCGGCACGCTGTTGCATTCAATACTTATTAAGGATTTAAGGTTAATCTCCAAGATCCTGGCAGGTACTCGCCTTCAAAGGATTTTAACCATTGCACTCCGTCCCATTTGTATTGTATGCCAGTTCTTAAGTTAGTAATGTAGACATTGGTCGCAACTTCTTCTGGATCAAAGACGCTGACCCAACGACTACCATTCCACTCAATAATGCTGTTGGCCTTGATGAATACATCCGACTCGTCTAGATTTTTCCAAGCAGTTGGGCCTGAACTGCGCTCTGGTTTACCTGGTAAGTAGACATCAGTCTCAACCAATAGTGTATCCGGATCGTCACCTTCAGTATACCAATCAGGATAGGTATATTTTTCTATGGTGTACTTTATAACGCTGGCATTTCCGTTGCCGTCTTCTAATGGAGGAAATTCATTTAATCGAATCTTATATTTGCCCGATACTGTTCTATAACTAGGCCCAGGGTTACCAGTAGGACCAAAGGTTTCAAATACACCTCCATCTTCAACTTCTGTAAATCCTACTTCAACACCGTTAACATAGACCTTGGTCTGATATATGTTGCTGTAGGACCTTGGCAAGTTACTAGCACTGGCTTTTTGTTTTTGGTCAGGTCTAACAATTCTGTAATGATCAATATCAGTATCGATAATATTTGTTGTAATACTAGCTGCCTGCGTTGGCGCAAGGAACATGTTTAAATCATCTAACATTAGATATCTTAGACCCACTGGATAATTTGCTTTTGTTCCGTAAGTAGTCAACGGGTTGAAGTTATAGGGATTAATGATAGCGTCAATTGTGCCTTTGCTTGCCGACCTTACACTGGTATAAATGGTGTTATCGGGATATCTACCTTCAGTTATTAATGTATTACCGGGGACAGTGTCCATATCCATTGACACAACCAACAGGGTAGGATCTACAGGATTGACCGCAATAGTGCCAACCAGCTCTCCGCCGTTGGGCTGTTTAAATGTAATTCGACTAACACCTTCTTTGTACCCGCCATATTGATCTAATACCAATTGCCAATCTAATTTCTTGCCAATTTTCTCAGGCGGCAAGTCTAGTCCAGCATCGAGAACAGCTTGTCCAACATCTACAATACTAATATTGTAATCTCCAGCAACTCCGTTATCTGCTTTTAACATGACAATACCGTATCGTTTGTATTCTGTGGTAGTTACTATGTCACCTTCGTTATAGATTAGGTTGTTGATATTAACTGCATCACCTGTATTGGTAAACATGTTGTTGATAACTGCACGGACAACACCCAGCTTCTTGACTTTAGTCGGAGGGCTGATATAGATAGGCATTTCAAATTCTAAACTGGCAATATCTATATCTGACTCTGCACCTTGCGGTATTGATCTAGAACTAAAATTGGTACTGGTAAGATAGATAACACTAAGACTGGTCCAGTCAACATAATTGTCTGTGGTTTGAACTTCAAGGCTGGGATTAAACAAAATTAACATTTGCTCAAGCAATTGCAGCTTTTGATCTGTATTTGATGTCCATACATCTGCTTTAACTCGCAGTTTAAACGGAGTTGGCATTAGTCTTTCAACAGTATATCCTGCACCTTGTTCATTACCATACACTCGTTGACCTGCAACATCTTCATAGGTACGCTCTCGCACATTTACCTTGCTGACAAATGTGCTATCGGCTAGTCTACTGGTATCTAATTCTAATCCAGTGATATAACAAGCAATGCGTGGAACGGTAGGCATTTTATTTTCACTGTTATCTTTGATAATACCAGCTACCTGTCTAGTTAAATCTCCGTACATAACAGGCACAAGTCGTTCTTCCCCGTCGCCTGCTTGATATTTAAATCCAATAAACACCCGCATGAACTGTGTTACATACCGGCGTATCTGTCCATCATAAAAGAAATCCATTATTCGTCTGCCTCTGGTCTAAGAGCTTTTGATAAGCTCTGGCGCTCTTTAACTGTCTTACCATTGATGGTGGTAGTTTTTGTATTATTGACAAAGTCTGCTTTCTGAGTTTGTCTAATATCTTTACCAACAAATCTGTCACCTGTGCCAACATCACTAGCACCTAGATTGTTCATAGTCATTCTTACATTGTCCTCAATCTTGATCCATCGTTTACCGCTGTATCTAAACAAGCGAGTGGGCAAATAGTCTGTTCGTAAACAGAATTGTCCTTCTTGCGGTGTTGTTGGAAATGCAATGCCTGCGGTGAATCTAGCACCATTGGCCGGAATTGCATCAGCTAACCAAGTATCTGTATTGCCGTGAATCTCTCCGTAACCGCCGCGCTCGATAGTTCTATAAGTTTGATCAGCAGTAACCCCAGCGTATATAGGATTGCCTTCTGCGTCAAACAGTGGAACACCATTTTCATCTGTAGCCTGAGGTTGATCGTTAGTAATAAATGTAGATTCTAAGTCTGCGCTGATCAATTGAGGATTACCATCAGGACCTTTTTGTAGGTGATAAAATTGTGTAGTATCAAATCCGCTCTTAGGTGCATCTGCTTCTGCTTGATCAAGAACAGCCGCAGTAATCTGCATTTCTTTTTCATAAGTCGACATGATGTCGCGCAGTGTGGTATTACTGCCTTCTTCGGCTACTCCGTCAAGTATCTGTTTAAATTCTTGACTGTCTACTAGAGGTTTGCATTTTGCACGATATAGATGCGGATACCAAGTGACTGAAAAACCTTCAGCTGCTCTGTTAACTTCTTCAACAACATAGAATCGTTTGAGAGCAAATTGTAAATTGTTTAGGGCGTGTTCATCTTTTAGGTGTGGTAGTTCAATAACATCGCCTGCCATAATCTTACGACCTATTTTTTCCACCGTATCGTTGATGTGGAAGGTCATAAAGATTGTGTCGTTTTGTAAAAACAAGCCAAATTGACTTAGATTAAAATCGATGTCTGCTAGATTGTAAACTCCACGCAACAGATAAATGTCTGGATCGTACCTTCGATCTCTGTTTTCTAAAAACAACAGGTCTTGGATTTGCGTTTCGTTAGAATCTCCGTAATTTGGAGTACTGGGCGTATCGCCTTGTGTAGCTGCTCCGGGCCCAATATATTTGTGAACCAGCACATCAGTACCGCCAACTTGGAACATTTCCCAAACGGTTTTATCAATGAATTTGTAATCGTTGCCCTTTTCTGGGCGGTATAAGCTGAGTCTTGGCATAGTAGTATATTTACCGTTGTAATAAATAGTTGTATGAACCAAATAGATCAAGCCAAAAAAGAAGTATACGATTACTGTAAACTCATGCTGGGCGAAGGCATGATTGACATTGAACTAGACCCACAGCACTACGAAATTGCCTTAGCTCGTAGCCTAGCAGTTTTCCGTCAACGAAGCGATAACTCAGTAGAAGAAAGCTATGCGTTTATGACCCTGTTGCCTGACACCAACGACTATATTCTACCAAAAGAAATACAGCAGGTTCGACAGATTTTTCGTAGAAGCGTTGGATCACGCAGTGGTAATGGATCGGGAGGTACAGTGTTTGAGCCGTTCAACATGGCCTATACAAATACCTATTTGTTAAGTTCAACTAACATGGGCGGATTGCTAACTTACGAGTTATTCAGTCAGTATCAAGAGCTTGTTGGTAAAATGTTTGGTAGTTTTATTAATTTTACATGGAACCCAACTCATCGCAAATTGAGTATTCAACAACGCCCCCGTGGTGAAGAAGAAGTAATGTTGTGGGTATACAACACCCGCCCAGACTTTGCAATTATCAACGATACCTATGCTGGACAGTGGATCAAAGATTACAGTCTAGCTAACTGCAAAATGATGCTTGGACAAGCTCGCGAGAAGTTTGCACAAATTGCCGGTCCACAAGGCGGAAGCAGCCTAAACGGTGCCGCAATGAAAGCAGAAGCACAGACTGATTTAGATCGACTAACCAAAGAACTAGAAACTCTAGTATCAGGCGGTTCTGGTTACAGTTTTATAATTGGTTAAACTGATTTGACCTTGTAATTATTCTATAGTATACTTGTCTTATAGGAGACAATTATGATTATAGGAATATGCGGATTTATCGGCAGCGGAAAAGATACAGTTGCCGATTACCTTGTTAACTTCCACGAATTTAGACGCGAAAGTTTTGCCAACACACTTAAAGATGCAGTAGCCGCAGTGTTTGGTTGGGACAGAACTATGTTGGAAGGGCGTACAAAAGAAGCTCGAGAGTGGCGAGAACAAGTTGATCCGTGGTGGGCAGCTAGACTGGACATGCCTACACTAACTCCTAGATGGGTACTACAATACTGGGGCACAGAAGTATGCCGGAAGGGATTTCACGATGACATATGGATCGCCAGCTTAGAAAACAAACTACGAACCAGTAAAGATAATGTGGTTATTAGTGATTGTCGTTTTCCTAATGAGATTCAAAGCATCCGCGATGCAGGCGGAAAAATTGTTTGGGTGCAAAGAGGCGACTTGCCTGATTGGTACGACACTGCAATCAAAGCTAACCTAGGACATAACTACGCAGTACAAGAACTTAAAATGCGTAAAATTCATGCTAGCGAAACAGCTTGGGTTGGAACACAGTTTGACTCTATCATTGACAATAACAGCACAATTGATGATTTATACAAACAGGCAAAATCAATAGTCAGCGACGAGGTCACCCTGCTTCCAGTTGACTCCTTCCTTGGCTAAGACTTGAGCACAATTTGCGCAAACTGTTTTTAAATTAGCCGGGCGGCAATTATCAAGATTGCCGTCCACATGAAAAACTCTAAAAGGTTCTTTATGAAGTGATTTAAAACCGCATCGATCACATTGTAGTTTCATCCTATACCCTGCTCTAAACCAGCGGGGTATCCCATGATTAACTCCGTGAGCCATACATATTTCACAGAGACTTCGGTAGTAAACTCTACCATTCTTCTTGTAATTAATCGCACGGGGCCTAGAACCGCATTTACATAAAGGTCTCATACAGATATTTACACCTTTTTCGCCCCTTTTCGATATGCTATAAGTGCCCATTTTTCCTAGAGTACGCTAAATATTATGAGAGAACTAAACTCAGGAGATAACGATATGGCACTAGTTTCCCCAGGCGTACAAGTTACGATAATTGATGAGAGCTTTTATACACCAGCTGAACCTGGTACTACTCCTCTTATTGTTGTAGCCACAGCACAGGATAAAAGCAATGGAGCAGGCACAGGCACTGCTACTGCGACAACAAAAGCAAATGCTGGAAAAGCATTTAGATTAACAAGTCAGAAAGATGTTGGCGATTTGTTTGGTGTTCCTTTCTTTGAAAAGACACCTAGTAACACACCAATTCACGGAAGTGAGCGTAACGAATACGGTCTATTAGCAGCTTATAGCTACTTAGGTGTTTCAGCTAGTGCATTTATTGTACGTGCCGATGTTAACCTAGACGAACTAGAAGGCACAGCAACAGAACCAGGCGCAGAGCCAACTGATGGTGCATGGTGGGTTGATACTCGCGGCACAACATATGGTATTTTTGAGTGGAACGGCGCAGCAGGCGACACCACTGGTGGCCAGACTTTCACAATGAAAGAACCGATCGTTTTAACAGACGACGATGCAACAACAAAAATTACCAGCAACGCACCAAGAGGATCAGTTGGATCTATCGGTGACTATGCTGTGGTATTTGAAACTGGTTCTGTATCAAAAGAACTAGCAAGAATTTATTTCAAAAGCCCAGGCGGCGGCTACAACGAAAGCGGTAGCCTAGTAGCAGCAGGAACATGGGTTAAAGTTGGAAGCGGTGCTTGGGCAGCAAGCTGGCCAACAGTTACTTCTAAGACTGTTACAGGTACAGGAGACTGGTCAGTAAGTGATACATTCACATTGAATGGCACATTGATTACTGCATCAGGTACAACACCAGCAAGCCTAGTTAGCGATATTAATACAGCAATGGGCGGCAGTTCTGGTGTATATGCTAAATTAGTTAACAATAAAATTTACTTTTACAGCAATGGTGCAACAGAAGGCCAGGCTGACTCAACAAGCTCAGGTAGCATTGTTCTAGCAGCTGGTACAGGCGATATTATTGCAGCAACCGCAGCAGCCAGCGACATTGGTATTAAAGCAGGCGAGTACTTCCCCCCAACATTGTCTATTGCTCCTCATACAACTGTTCCAGAATTCAAAGGCAGCGATACAGAGCCAAAGCCAACTGGAAGCATATGGTTGAAAACCACAGAGCCAGGCGAAGGTGCTCGTTGGAGAGTTAAGCGTTGGAATTCAGCAACACAAGCATGGGTAGCATACGATGCTCCAATTTATGATACAAGTGCAAGTTCACTATACTATCTAGATCGTAGCGGTGGCGGAACAAATATTCCTACTGACAGCATCTATGTTCTAGCTAACGCTGAAGAACAATACAGCTATGCCGACGGTACAGACGAAGCTCCAGATGCTCGTGATACAACTTTCAAAGAGTTAAGTTTCCGTGTATGGAGACGATCAACTACAGGTGCTACTGTTGTTGAATCTGCAGCAGTTACACCAAGTACATTTGCAGCAGGCGCAAAAACATTTACTATCAAACAAACTATTAAAGGTAGCCTAGCACTTTCAGCAGCAACTACAGTTAGCTTTACAGCAGCAGGTGCTACAACTGATGCTGAAACACTAGCAGCAGCTATTAATGCTATTTCAATGACTGACACAGCTGGTAATGCAGTTACAAATCACATTGAAGCAGCAGTTACAGCAGATAACACAATCACTTTAACACATAAAGTAGGTGGTGAGATTCGTTTAACTGACGCCGGTGGCACAGGAAATCCTGTAGCATCATTGTTTACACCATACAATGTGATTACAGAAGCTGGTACGGCCAACTTCTACACTGCTCCTACAGAAGCAGCAGAAGACTATATTGTCACTAACTGGCGTCCACTAGCTGACGAAGCCACAAATGGTTTTGCAGCAAGTCCAGATGCTCCATTGAACGAGCCAACAGATGGTCAACTATGGTACAACAACAACTTTGCTGAAGTTGATATCATGATTCACAATGGTCGTACATGGGTTGGTTACAAGCATTCAACAAGCCCTTACTACAATGCTTCAGCAGCACTACAAACAAGCCCAGGCGGTCCAATTGTAAGTGCATCAGCTCCAGCAGCAGCTAATGGTCAAAGCGACGGTACAGCTCTAGTTAACGGTGATTTGTGGATCAGCACAGCCGACATGGAAAACTTCCCAACAATTTACAAGTGGGATGGTTTGAACCTAGAGTGGGCATTAGTTGACAAGACTGATCAAATTACAGATCAAGGTGTTTTATTTGCCGATGCTCGTTGGGCAACTAGTGGCGCATCAAGCACACCAAGCACCATTGCTGACCTATTAGCAAACAACTACCTAGATCCAGATGCTCCAGATCCAGCACTATATCCAAAGGGTATGTTGCTATGGAACCTACGCCGTAGTGGTGGTAACGTTAAGAAGTATCAAAACAGCTACATTGATCTAAATGCAGACAATGCAAGAACTGGTGTTGCTACACTAAACGGTGCAGCGTTTGTTTCCGGTGAAAGTATGAGTGGTTACTGGTCAGATCGTTGGACTACAGAAAGTGGTAACAACGAAGACGGTTCTGGTAGCTTTGGTCGCCATGCACAGCGTAAAGTTGTTGTACAGGCTATGAAGTCAGTTATTGACACAAGCCAAGAGATCCGTGATGAAGAGCGTAGAAACTTCAATTTGATCGCTGCCCCTGGATATCCAGAGACACTACAGAATTTGATCAGCTTGAACATTGACCGTGGTCAAACAGCGTTCGTTATCGGTGACACACCATTGCGTCTACCAAGCGATGCTACAAGTTTGTTGAACTGGGGTACTAATGCTGCTCTAGTAACAGACAACGGTGATGACGGTATTGTTAGTTACGACGAGTACTGTGCAGTTTACTATCCAAACGGATTTACCACAGACCTAGGCGGTGCTAATGCAGTTGTTCCAGCATCACACATGATGTTGAAGACATACGCACTAAGCGACCAAGTTTCTTACCCATGGTTTGCTCCAGCAGGTACAAGACGCGGTGGTATTACTAACGCAACCAGCGTAGGTTACATTGATGCACTAAGCGGTGAATTCCAGACTGTTGCATTGAACGAAGGTACAAGAGATGTGCTTTATGATCTAAAAGTTAACCCAATTCCATTCTTTGTTGGAGTAGGTTTGGTTGCTTATGGTCAGAAGACCCGTGCTAGAAATGCCAGCGCATTAGATAGAATCAACGTAGCTCGTCTAGTTGTATATCTAAGAAGCCAGCTAACAAAACTAGCTCGTCCATATGTGTTTGAACCAAACGATTCTATCACCCGTGATGAAATCAAAGGCGCAGTAGAGAGCTTGTTATTAGAACTAGTTGGTCTAAGAGCTCTATATGACTTTGCAGTAGTTTGTGATGAGTCAAATAACACACCAAGTAGAGTTGATCGTAATGAGTTGTATGTTGATATTGCTATTGAGCCAGTTAAGGCCGTAGAATTCATCTACATCCCAGTTCGTATCAAGAATACTGGTGAAATTTAATTAACGGAGCAAAGAAATGCCAATTACATCATTAAATAACTTTTCGATCAACCCAGCTGGTCCTGGTACCAATACTGGTATGTTGATGCCAAAACTGAAGTATCGCTTCAGAGTGACATTGCTTGGCTTCGGTACTCAGGCTAGTACAGAATTAACCAAGCAGGTCATTGATGTAAGCAGACCTAAAATCTCTTTTGAAGAGATCGAAGTTCCTGTTTACAACTCAAAGATCTATCTAAGCGGTAAGCCAACACATGAAATGTTGACCCTAAACGTCCGTGATGACGCAGCAGGCAATGTTATCAAGCTAGTTGGACAACAGATCCAGAAGCAATTCGACTTCTTAGAGCAAGCAAGTGCTCGTTCTGGTATTGACTACAAGTTCACAACTCGTGTTGAAGTACTAGACGGTGGTAACGGTGCCCTAGGACCACAAGTACTTGAAACTTTCGAGTGCTTTGGTTGCTTCCTACAAAACACTGATTACGGTGATTTGAACTACGGAACTAACGAAGTTGCTACTGTTGCATTAAGCATCAGATACGACAACATCCTACACGAAGCTGGTACAGTTGGTGTTGGTACACTAGTTGGTCGTCAAGCAGCTACTCAAGCTATTACTGGATTAACTCCAGGCGCAGTTTAATCTTAATTGATTCAAAACAGCCCGGTTTTATACCGGGCTTTTTTGTGGCATAAATAATTGTATGGCAAATAAGTTTACACGATATCTATTAGGCGACGGCAATTTTGGTAAAGGCCTCCTTGGCGGCATTACTAAACCTAAAGGCATAATGGCCGATTGGCAACATGCCTCTAGAACATTTGTTGATGATACATTTAGACTTGCTCCAAGGCACAAGTTTCTGTACTATGTGGTATTTGACATCAATAATCTCTCGCATAATGCCACATCGTTTACCAACAAGCACAGTCAAGAAGTTGCGTTACTTTGCAAAACTGCCGACCTGCCAAAGTTTAACTTTGAAACAGTTTCAAAAAATCAGTATAATAGAAAAAAATTGTTATACAAGTCAATAAATTACGAGCCAGTTAATATTACTTTACACGATGATAATAACGGAATCGTTAGTTCAATGTGGGCAATATATTATGCTGCCTATATACAAGATCGCAAATTGCCTACTATTGCCCATAACGATTTACATTATAGGCGTGCAGGTACAGCTTACGATAGTTATCGTTATGGACTAGATAATGATAAACGCTTTGATTTCTTTAACAGTATTAGTATCTATACTATGAGTCGTAGTAGATTCAACGGTTATACTCTAATTAATCCTAGGATACAAAGCTGGAATCACGGAACTGTTGATTATGCTGACGGCGGCACAATGGAAAGCACAATGTCGATTCAGTATGAGTCAGTGCAATATAGTACCGGTACTGTTAAAAATAATAGTCCTAAAGGATTCGCTACTCTACACTACGATGTAACCCCAAGCCCGCTAAGTGTGCAAGGTGGCGGAACCTCTACAATATTTGGCGGAGGCGGAGCATTAGCAGGTATAGAAAGTATATTTGGAGATGTTGCCAACAGTAATAGTCCGTTGTATAACAGTCCGGCTGGATTCCTTAGCACCGCAATTAAATCAGTTAATACTTACAATAATATCAAAGGTCTAAGTAAAGACGGTATTGCAAGAGAACTAGGACAAATTATTAGCAGCCCGGCAGCTATCGGCGGTATTGTTAGCACAGTTGGCGGCATAGCTGGTAGCATATTCCCTAAGAATATTCCTAGCGGAGATTCAATAATTGCCTCAGCTAAAAAGTTTTTTGGATAATACATGAGAACAAATTTACCACCAGTTGAATCCGGAACAGACAGTGCAGCTAAAACTAAATTGTTCTTTGACGAGTACGGCCAAAGTCCTTTAGAGTTTGCAGCCAACGATGTAGAAGCAGCCATTGGGTTTTTTATAGCTAATGGCTTTGATCGAGATGCTGCGGAAATTACTGCCGCAGTTGTTCTTAGACAGGCCAAGTTTGAAAATATGCCTGTGTTCCAATTAATAGATCAACTAAAAGTAATGGACGGAATCAAACTCAGCGCCTTGGTTGCAGAAATTTTAAACAACAACAGGCCCAGTTCAAGTGCATTGGGATATAAAGCAGCTAATTCCGACGATCAGTTTAAGACTCGCAATATTGCGGCCTAAGTATGAAATTTGCCCAAGGCCGATTTGAAATGAAGAATCCCGAAAAGTATGTAGGGAAAAAGATTCCGTTGGCTCGCAGCAGTTGGGAATTTGTATTCATGCGTATGCTAGATGAACACCAAGGTGTTGAAAAATGGGCCAGTGAAAGTATACAGATTCCTTATCGTGATCCTTTTACCGGCAAGTATACAATATATGTTCCTGATTTCTTTATTGTCTATAACGATAAAACTGGCGGTAAACACGCCGAAGTCGTTGAAGTAAAACCAGAGAGTCAAACCGTACTAGAAAAAGTAGGCAAGAGTCGCTACAATCAAGAGCAGTATGTAAAGAACATGGCCAAATGGGAAGCTGCTAGGGCATGGTGCAAACAACAAGGTTTGAAATTTAGAGTAGTTAATGAAGGTGATATTTTCCATCAAGGCGGCAGTCGTCGATAAGTACTGATATGACTAAAAAACTTGAAGAATTATTTAATCTAAACGAACAAGCTCAACCTGTTCCAGAAGTAGAGCTGGCTGTAGAACCACCGATAAAAGATCATACACCTGTGCGTAGCGTTGACGAAAGCTATGCTGAGGTTGAGCGCATTACGCAAAGTTTGCCAGCAATCAACGAACTAAATGATCTCGGCGATGCAGAACTTGATGATCTAGCCAACAAGGCTGAAAAAGCCTATGATGAGCTAATGGATCTAGGTATGAATGTTGAAGTTCGTTATAGCAGCAGAATTTTTGAAGTAGCTAGTTCAATGCTAGGACATGCAATCACAGCAAAGACCAACAAAGTTGAAAAGAAACTCAAAGCAGTTGATCTGCAATTAAAGAAATACAAAATTGACAAAGATAACAATGAAGACCCAAATGATGTTATCAACGGTGCAGGATATGTACTTTTGGACCGTAATGAGATGATCAAGAAACTGGGCGGAAAAGCATAAATACTCGTATGAAAACTCTAAAAGAATATCTTACCGAAAGCAAAAAAGTCTATGACTTTAAGGTAAAAGTAGCCGGCGATGTGCCAGAGTCTTTTCAAGAAAATCTAAAAACAGCATTAGAAAGATGCAAAGTTCTTAAATTAGAAAAGATCAGTACAACTCCAATACAGTCTTTGCCTTTGGACTTTCCTTCAATGAAGAACTGCGAAGTTCATATCTTTGAAGTTATTTGTGAATACCCAATTACTAGCCCCGAGATTGCAAATGATCTTAAAAGTCTAGGACTAGCAGAAAACAGTTTCCGTGTTAGAGGTAGTGATGAACCAAGCGAAACTGATCAAGTGTTTGCAGATCTCGAGGAAGTTAAAGATGTTTTACTAACAGATTCAAATATCGGTGATCCTAAAATCAAAGGTAAAGATTATTTTGGAGATGACTTCAATCGTGGTTTCTTAAAAGATTTAGAAAAATCAGCAAAGCAACGCAAAAAAGATCAAGACGGGCCGACAGAGTATAAACTGCCCAAGGCTAAAACAGACAAGGCCGGCCTAAAAAGCGCCATGGGGAGTAAATAATGGATTTTAATCAGTTAATGGCGAGAATGCGTGAGTTGGATCAACCAGCACAGGCACAAGTACAACAATCAACACCGGTTGAGGAATGCGGTGATCCTATGATGGGACAATCACCGATGGGAATGAGCAATCAAATGCCTCCTCCACCAGCACATCCTTCAATGAGTGTTAACTTAAATGCACAGGGCATGGACAATATTGAAAGTCTAATGAAGTTGATGACTAAAGTCAATCCAGACATGATCAATCAACCAATGCCCAAGGCTATTGAAATTGAACCAATGGGAATGCCTTTGTTAACACCGCCAGGACCTAGCATTTCTAGCATTGGAGACTTGGGTAATTTAGATAAAGGCCCGTTAAAAATGTTACCAGACTTAGATAAGGATGAACCACACTCAGAGCCTGATGCAGATAACATGGGCGGTCCAAGCGACATGGATGCAGACAATATGCCTCCGATGGGCGACTTAGATCGTGATGATGTAACCAAAGCAATGGGCGACATCGATGGTGATGGTGATCACGACATGGACGATCACAAAGCTGAGAAAGAAGGTCCTGGACCAGACGGCAGCGCAGAACACGAAGGTCCAGAAGGCGAAGAGCCAGAGCCAGAAGAAGAAAAAAAGAAAGACGAAGCTTACGGTAATTCCGTTGAGGGCAGTGCCGATACAGAATACAAGGACATTGACTACATGGTCAACAAACTTGCAGGTGGAATGAACAAACCTAAGAAGAGTTTTAGTGATAAACCATATCGCGGTGATAATCCAATGGCTACAGGTGCATACGAAAGTAGAGATGCTCTTCGTGCTAGCATTCGTTCAGAACTACAACAAAGATTAGCAGAAGCTAAAGGAGCAAAATAATGGCAGATTTATACGGCGTAGCAGCAGCAGGCACATCAGTAAACGTTGATGCCAATGCAAGAAAATTATTAGGTGATGGCACAGCAGGTGTTGGCCCGTACACAAGTTTTGGTACTCCTACCCTAGTAGCACTAAAGATTGTATCGGCAACCATTAACTTTACCACAACTCCTACAATTGCCAACAGCAATATGTCTAAGGCAGTTACTGGACTTCAAAGTCGTGCAGAAGTGTACTATGTTGGAATACCGACAGCATCTGGAGCCAATCAGTTTGTGGCACTAGTTCATTGTGAAGATTCTGGCGACGGCTACGGTGCTTCAACAAACATGAACGGGTCTTACGAAAATCTTGAAGATGCTGTTCGTGCAGCGTTAGGCACGGCAGAAGACGATGTTACAATTACTGAAGTAGCGTTAACTGGTTTAACCTTTGCTTAATTAATTAAAAATAATCAAATAGGCTCTTCGGAGCCTATTTTTTTCAGTAAATAACAATATGGCAAAATCACTAGACGGTAATTTAATTAAGAAGGCTCATGCTCCTCAACGATATACATTAGAGGAAGTAAAGCACCTAGAAGCCTGCATGGATCCAGTTACAGGCCCTATCTACTTTGCTAAAAACTTCTTAAAGATTCAGCATCCTACTAGAGGCTCGATTCCATTTGAGCCCTACGAATATCAAGAAAGATTAATCGACGCTTATCATAATAACAAACAATGCATTGCCATGTTGCCTCGTCAGATGGGCAAGACCACATGTGCTTGTGCATACTTGTTATGGTATACCATGTTCGTGCCAGAAGCACAAGTTCTAATTGCAGCGCACAAGTATGAAGGTGCGCAAGATATTATGAATCGTTATCGATTTGGTTATGAGAACTTACCAGACTTTATCCGTGCCGGTGTTTATTCCTATAACAGAAACACAATCGAATACGATAACGGTGCTCGTATACAAGCAGTGACAACTACAGAAAACACTGGTCGTGGTAAATCTCTTTCATTAATCTATTGTGATGAGTTTGCGTTTGTACAACCTCCAGAGAAAGCCAAAGAGTTCTGGACTGCGTTAAGTCCAACATTGTCAACAGGCGGTAAGTGTATTATTACATCAACACCAAACTCAGACGAAGATCAGTTTGCTCTTATTTGGACTGAAGCACAGAAGCGTTTTGATGAGTTTGGTAATGAGCAAGCATTAGGTACTAACGGCTTTCACAGCTTCTTTGCACATTGGAATGAACATCCTGATCGCGACGAAAAGTGGGCACAGACTGAAAGAGCCAAAATTGGTGATGAGCGTTTCCGTCGAGAGTTTGATTGTGAATTCTTGATTTTTGATGAAACGCTGATCAACGCAGTGCGACTCGCCGAAATGAAAGGCGTTGACCCGTTAATGACTATGGGGCAAACTCGTTGGTATAAAGATATCAATCCGCAGGCAACTTATCTAGTGGCGCACGACCCTAGTTTAGGTACAGGTGGAGACTACGGTGCTATACAGGTTTTTGAAATGCCTACTATGGAACAGGTAGCAGAGTGGCGTCACAACTTAACTCCTATACAGAGTCAAGTAAAAGTGATGCGAGAGATTTTAAGATATATCCAAGAACGCGGTATGGAAAAAGGCGGTCAACCACAACTATATTACAGTGTAGAAAACAACACCCTTGGAGAAGCTGCTCTTATTGTTATCCGTGACATTGGTGAAGAAAACTTTCCAGGACTATTCCTAAGTGAGCCTATTAGAAAAGGACATGTGCGCAAGTTCCGTAAAGGATTTAACACCACACATCGTACAAAGATTACAGCTTGTAGTCAACTCAAGAATATGTTAGAAACACAAAAGATGAAGATCTACAGCAAGCCGTTGGTTTCTGAACTCAAGACCTTTGTGGCAACTGGCGTAGGATTTAACGCTAAAACAGGCGAACACGACGACTTAATTAGCGGAGTGTTATTAGTTATCCGCATGGCCAGTGTGCTAGCAGACTGGGATCCGCAGATATACGACAAACTAACAGAAAAAATCACTGAAGATCAAATGCCCATGCCTATCTTTGTGTCTAGCGGTTTTTGATAAATATAACTATGGACGCAACAAACAATATTGCCACTGATTTATTTTATAAAATTCGCAGCCGCTTCAAAGGCCTAAAACTAGGCAATGAATTGGGTGCTATTACCATCAATCCAGAAGAAGCACGATTCTTTGATTTTGACTATATGGAAGGCGAAACGCCAGTAGGACATGTTAGTATCAGTCTTGCAGAACAGAATTCTATTAAAGTTTATTTCAGCACAGGCATCACAGAAAGCATGGACCCTTTACAGAAAGACAACTGGTACGGGTTCTTAAAAGAATTAAGAGTATTTGCTAAACGCAGATTAATGAGCTTTGACACCAGAGATATTGCCAAAGACAATCTAGATCGCAGAGACTACGAATTTTTAACGCAACACAATCAACCAAAACAACAACCAAATACAGTGATACAACCTGTTGGAGAAAGTATTATGAGTGAAAGCCAACTATATGGTAGCAAGACAATGAGCTATCAGAAGTTAATGGATACCCGTTTGATTATCAAACACAGTCAAGCATTAGCAGACGACATGCAACCTGGTGCAAGAAGTAGAAACATTAGTGCGCTGTTCGTGGAAAATCAAGACGGCGAAAGATTCAAATATCCATTTATACATCTAAGTGGTGCCCGTGCAATGCAACGACATGTGGCCAACGGCGGTGTACCTTACGACGACATAGGCAAAAGTATTATCAACATGAGCGAACAAATTGCTCAATTAAAAAGCTTCAATAATTATGTTGTGCGCAACGACTTAATGAATTTTGAAACCAACGATGTTGTTGAGCGTAGTCAACAACAGTTAAACATGATGCGTGAGCAATTAGCTAGACTGGCTAAACAAAGTCACTACGAAGTCTACAAAGAAACATTCCAACCTCAGGCTGCACTAGAAGTACCACAAGAAGTAGTAGAAGATTACACTGAAAAATTTACAGTTAAGAATTTTAAAGAAGACATTAAGAGTGTATTTCCAGTTCTGTACAGACTGATGAAGGAAAGCGAATTAGGCTATGACGACATAGTCGCGATGACAAACACTGAACAACCAACCACAGAAGATTTTGATCTTGAAGAGAATGACAACGAGTTTGATCGCTTTGAATCATGGGTTATGGGCCTAGGAGAAGATAGTCCTATACAAAGTCAAGAGCCAGAAGAACAGGCAACCGCAGTTCAAGCACTACAAGAATTAGTAGCTCAGGCATTTCCAATCGGAGTAGATGGTTCTAATGCTATTGAAAGCTTAAAAGGCATTATTGAAGATCCTCAATTAGAAAAACAAATTCAGACACAGGCAGCACAAGATCCCGAGATGGATGCAAGAGGGCTAGTACAACAGTGGTTGAGCCTATATGCACCAGAAGTATTAGAGCAATTAGATTTTGGAGATTTTGATCCAAACGCAACAGCGGAGCCAGAAGGTGAAGCGCCGGCGACTGACCAAGGGGGTGAAGAAACAGCGCCAGAAGCACCAGCAGAAGAAGTTCCAGCAGAAGAACCAGTTCCGCAAGAAAGCCAAGATCAAGAAAGCCAAAAGCCACAAAGTATGAACATTCAAGAATTGGCGGAGTTTATCCACAGTTTCTATGATCAACCATCTAGAACATTTCCTAAAGGCCCAGAAGGTGTATGTACTATGGTAGGTAAAAAGTTCGGTGAACAAGCTGAACAAGTTGCTCGCAAAATGGTAGAAAGAATGGCTCCACAACAACAAGATCCACAGATTGCAGAACTTGCTCGTATTAGAGAACTTGCAGGCTATTAAAAGTTTCGTCGCAGTTAGAGTTGATTAAGCACTCTATTAGATTGGGCACTTAGGTGTCCTTTCTTTTGATCCAAAAATAAATACTTAGAGGGCAACATCTCATCAACTTAAAGGAAATACCATGTCAACACCAGAAGAGCAAGCTGCTCATGCCGCTATTATTAAGCAACAAGAAGCACAAAAAGCTATCCAAGAACAAGCGATAGCAGCCGCAAAACAGCGTGCCGAAACTCAAGCCGCTAAAATTGAAGCGGAAAAGCAGGCAAATCTATCTAAGTAATATATTACACTACCATAGGACCTTCGGGTCCTTTCTTTTTGGTTAAATCACCTGTCAACGAACCTGCAGGCTACCGCGTTATTATAGTATGCAAGAAGAAAAACATCTAGACTGCTATAGTGATTTGAAATCGGATAAAAACGATCGCGAACCACAGCCATCACCAATGTTACCTACATCATATGATTGGAGATATTCAAACTGTGATGAAAGGCGAAGTGGGCCATGCCGCAAAACAGATGTTAAAACTTTAGGCATATTTCATTAACCATAAAGGAACTTAAAATGAAAAACGCAATCGCAATCCTAGCAACAGTGTTCGCAGTATCAGCATTTGCACAAGCACCTGCTAAGAAAGAAGAAGTTAAACCAGCTGCTCCAGCTGCAACTGCACCAGCAGCTACTACTGCACCAGCAGTTAAGAAGGAAGAGAAAAAGCCTGCAAAAAGTACTCCTGTCAAGGACGAAAAGGCAGCAGCTCCAGCTGCTAAGCCAGCATCAAAGTAAGCCGTTAGAGGTAAATGACTCCGACGACGATGGTGCAGATGAGATTGATGGGCATGTTGCCTATCGTCGTCCGGAGGTTATCAAAGAATCATATGTCTATGATTTAGATGATGATAGTGAATTACCTACACACATTACAGAGAGACTTGCTCAAATAAGAGCACTGGCACTGGAAAAATATAAAGAAGTCCATGGTTGAGCCCTGGGCTTTTTTATTGGCAAAATAAAATCAAAAATAAACAGAAAATCATTGACCTTGCTAAATAAAAAGCGCATAATAAAACATGTGCATAAGGCATATAAAACATTTTAGGCATAACATAGGAGGCATTTAAAATGGCAACTCTCGCAGAAATCCGTGCTAAACTCGCAGAAGCACAATCAAAGTCCACAGGACAATCCACCGGCGGTGGAGACAACGCAATTTACCCACATTGGAATATGCAAGAAGGTAAGGAAGCAGTAATTCGCTTGTTACCAGACGGTAATCCCAACAACACATTTTTCTGGGTAGAACGAGCAATGATCAAATTGCCGTTTGCAGGTATCAAAGGTGAAACAGACAGTCGTCCAGTTCAAGTGCAAGTTCCTTGCGTTGAAATGTATAACGACGGTACAGCTTGCCCGATCCTTTCAGAAGTTCGTGGTTGGTTCAAGGATAAAGCCCTTGAAGAAATGGGTCGTAAGTATTGGAAAAAGCGTTCATACATTTTCCAAGGCTTTGTTGTTGAAGATCCTATCCGTGAAGAAAAGACTCCGGAAAATCCAATCCGTAGATTCATCATCGGTCCTCAAATCTATCAAATCATCCGTTCAGCACTAATGGATCCAGAGTTGGAAGAATTGCCAACTGATTACATGCGTGGTGTTGACTTCCGTATTGCTAAAACTAGCAAGGGCGGTTTTGCTGACTACTCTACATCAAAGTGGAGCCGTCGTGAAAGAGCATTGAGTGATCTTGAGAAGGCAGCTTTGGAATCACATCAGTTGCATAACCTAAGTGACTTCCTACCTAAGAAGCCCACTGATGTTGAACTCAAGGTAATGAAAGAAATGTTTGAAGCGTCAGTTGACGGTGAAGCATATGACCTAGAGCGTTGGGGACAATATTTCAAGCCAGCAGGTTTGGGCAGTGCCACTGGCGATCCTAACAAGGCCACAAGCCGTGCAGCCGCTCCTGCTCCAGCAGCAGATGAAGACGATGCTCCATTCGATACTACTCCTGCTCCACGAGCAGAGGCAGCTCCTGCACCAGCAGGCGATGCAGGCGGTGCAAGTCGTGCGCAAGACATTCTTGCAATGATTCGTAACCGTCAGAAGTAAATCGTTGTAGACAAGAGTACGAGTCCACGCTCGTACTCGCCTTCATTTTAGGAGAATAATAATGGCAAGAACACAAAAAATTAATGAGAACTTCTCTCTAAGTTTTAATAGTAGGGAAGATCAAACAGGCGATACCGTTGCCGATATCGATGTTAGATTTGACAACCCCAAGGACGATTCTGTTATAATTAATAGACTAAACACTTGGCTTAAAGCAATTGGTCGTGAAGACATTGTTGTAGGCCCAAAGAAACTACCAAAGGGTGAATAATGGCAAAAGCATTTGATATTAGTAAATTTAGAAAGTCAATTACCAAATCTATTGATGGATTGAGTATTGGTTTCAATGATCCAACAGACTGGGTCAGCACAAACAACTTTGCATTAAATTATCTTATCAGTGGAGACTTTAAAAAAGGTATTCCTCTAGGTAAGGTTACTGTATTTGCAGGTGAGTCAGGCGCAGGTAAATCATTTATCTGTTCAGGCAATCTAGTAGCAAACGCACAGAAACAAGGCATTTTTCCTATCTTGATTGATACAGAGAATGCACTTGACGAAGCATGGTTACATGCACTTGATGTTGATACAAGTCCTGACAAGTTGTTGAAACTTAACATGGCTATGATTGACGATGTAGCAAAGACTATTACAGAATTTGTTGCCGAATACAAAATAATGCCAGAAGACGAGCGTCCAAAAGTTTTATTCGTTATTGACAGCTTGGGTATGTTGTTAACTCCTACTGATGTTAATCAGTTCCAGGCAGGTGATTTGAAAGGTGACATGGGCCGTAAGCCTAAGGCACTGACAGCACTTGTTCGTAACTGTGTTAATATGTTTGGTGCATATAACATTGGTATGGTTGCAACTAATCATACATACGCTAGCCAGGATATGTTTGATCCAGATGACAAAATTTCAGGTGGTCAAGGCTTTATCTATGCAAGTTCGATTGTAGTAGCAATGCGTAAATTGAAACTTAAAGAAGATGAAGATGGTAATAAGGTTACAGAAGTTAACGGTATCCGTGCTGCCTGTAAAATTATGAAGACTCGTTATGCTAAGCCATTTGAAAGTGTGCAGGTTAAGATTCCTTATGAGACAGGTATGAATCCGTATAGCGGACTGGTCGACCTGGCTGAAGCTAAAGGGTTGCTCAAGAAGGAAGGAAACAGTCTTGTCTACACATCTGCTGACGGTGAAATTATCAAACAGTTTCGCAAGGCTTGGGAAAAGAATGAAAAGAACGGTCTCGATATCATGATGGACGATATTTCAAAACATGGCGAAAAATCCGCTTCAGAGATAACTACTAATGTTGAACCTGAAACGGAGATCACCGAATGAAAGAAGATTTAATTGCGGATATTTGGACATTAGTTGTAGAGCATATTCCAGAAAAGTATCGTAAAGATACTGCCGCTGACTTTGTTAACACATTGTTAGACTATGGTATTAAAGAAAGTGTTTTACAAAGTCTATTAGGAGTTGACGGATACCTCGACGATGCTATCAATTATGCAATCGATGGGGAAGACATCGACGACGAAGATCCAGAGTATTACGAAGATGAGGATTAAATGAATTGGTATGATCGGGTTAGTAAAGACATAAGCAACATTCCTGATGCTGTGGCATATTATGAAGCTGAATTAATAGCGGCTAAAATAGATTGTAAGGTGTCAGGAAGTCTTGAAAAAATTTCAGCAAATATGCCAGGTATTGTTGAAAACCGATTTAATCAACTTCAAGAGATCGAAGGTATTTTAGAATATTTAAACATTGAACTAAGACGCCTTCGAAGTCAACATTTTCGTAAGTATCTTGAAAACTATCAGCGGAGCCTCTCCTCTAGAGATTGTGAAAAATTTGTAGAGGGCGAGGCCGATGTTGTAGACTTTGAAAAAATTATCAACGATTTCGCTCTGTTACGAAACAAGTGGTTAGGCATTATCAAAGCATTAGATATCAAACAGTGGCAAGTATCTAACATTGTTAAACTACGCACAGCAGGACTTGAAGACGCCACTCTTTAAATTCATTATAATATGCGTAGATAAATATCTACATGAAACGCATTGTACTAATCACAGGGGGTTTCGACCCCCTTCATTCTGGGCACATCGCCTACTTTAAAGCAGCTAAAGCATTAGGGGATATCCTTATTGTTGGAGTTAACTCAGATGCATGGTTAACCCGCAAGAAGGGTGCTCCTTTTATGCCTTATTCAGAACGAGCTACTATTGTAAAAAATATAGTGGGCGTAGACTTTGTCATCGACTTTAATGATGACGACGGTAGTGCTAAACGAGCCATACAGATGGTTCGGTCTATGTATCCATCTGCTCAAATAATCTTTGCCAACGGCGGAGACCGCACACAAACTAATATTCCAGAAACGGATAGTGGTGTAGGCAACATTGAATTTGTATTTGGAGTAGGCGGCGAAGACAAAAAGAATTCAAGTTCTTGGATTTTGCAAGAATGGAAAGCTCCTAAGACAGAACGCCAATGGGGTTACTATCGAGTGTTGCACGAAGTTCCAGGTATGAAAGTCAAAGAACTCACAGTCAATCCCGGCAAAAGTTTAAGTATGCAACGACATAATCACCGTGCAGAATATTGGATTGTTAGTGAAGGCCAAGCTGCTGTTAATAGAGCGACTCCGATGGATTATCAATTACCAACTGCGATGTTAGATAAGCACGATCAATTGCATGTTGCGGTACAAGAGTGGCACCAACTTACTAATCCCTATGACCACCCATTAAAAATTGTAGAAATACAATACGGAGAACAATGCGTTGAAGAGGACATAGAAAGACGATGATTAATATTTTTATTGGGTACGACCACCGCGAAGCTATTGCATATCATGTATGTGCAAATAGTATCATTCGACATTCTAGCAAACCTGTTTCACTAACACCGCTTGCATTACAGAACATGCAAGACTATCAAGAAAAACATACTGACGGCAGCAATCAGTTTATCTACAGTCGATTCCTTGTACCGCACTTAATGGAATATAAAGGCTGGGCTATCTTTATGGACGGCGATATGTTGTTACGCGATGATATTGAAAAGTTATGGGCTCTCCGAGATAACAGTAAAGCGGTAATGGTAGTTAAACACGACTACAAAACCAAGATGACAGAAAAGTATCTTGGTGCAAAAAATGAAGACTATCCAAGAAAAAATTGGAGTAGTGTTATACTGTGGAACTGTGAACACGCCGCAAATAAAGTAGTAACTCCTGAATTTATCGAAACTGCTACAGGTGCCCAACTTCATAGATTTACTTGGCTTGCTGACGAGTTAGTTGGAGAATTGCCTAATGTGTGGAATTGGTTACCCGATGAGTTCGGTGCCAATCAAGATGCAAAATTATTACATTACACCTTAGGTACTCCTAGCTTTCATGATTTTGCTACTACTCCTATGGGGGATGAATGGCATCGTGAAAGAATCTACACAGACTATTGTTTACAACATAATTTATGATTTTTCTTAGCAAAGACGGCGAGGACGACTACATTAATATGTTCGCCCATGGATGTAGAAGTAATACTGTATCAACTAAAAATTTTAGTTACAACGATTCAACAGAACCAATAGTATTACGAGGTATACTAAAACACAAAATAATGAAACGCTGCTGGAAAGATGGCCGCACATTTTATTATATGGATACTGGATATTTTGGTAATGAACGCACTGTACAAAACCCAAGTGGCTGGAAATATTGGCACCGTATTGTAAAGAACAATTTGCAACACGGTGAAATTATTGCAAGACCAGATGACCGTTTTAAAAAATTTAATAAAACTTTTTCTCCTTGGAAGAAAAGTGGCAGTAAGATTTTAATTGCTGCGCCTGACGAAAAACCCTGTAAGTTCTATGGTGTAGATAAAGATCAATGGGTCGCTGATACCGTTGCAAAAATTAAAGAACATACAGATAGACCAGTTGTTGTTCGTGAGCGTGCTCCAAAGAGAATCGATAGAATTGCTACAGATACACTCCAGCAGGCATTAGACAACGATGTTTTTGCACTAGTGACATATAATAGTGTTGCCGCAATTGAAAGTGTCTTTTACGGTATACCAGCTTTTACTATGGCTCCTGCAAATGCTGCAAGTCCAGTAGCATTGCAAGATTTAAGCAAAATAGAAACACCATACTATGCAGATAAAGATAAATTATATGCTTGGGGTTGTCATTTAGCCTACGGACAATTTCACATCGATGAATTAAAAAACGGAAGGGCTAAGGAGATGTTGTTAAATGGATGAAGAACTATTTAAAAATTCAATACCAGGTGTAGCTCCTTCAATTTTCCGAGGAATCGTTAAAAGAAAATACATACAACAGCACTGGCAAGATAAAAAAGATTTCTACTACATGGACACTGGATATTTTGGAAACTTTATAAGTCCGGGAAATCCTGGTGGGAAAAAACTATTTCATAGAATAGTTAAAAATGATCTTCAAAAACATTGGTTAGAAAAATATCCTATTGATCGCTGGCAAGAAATTTGTAAAATTGATCCTAGATATCAGTGGAAGGGTTGGAAGAAAAAAGGCAACAAAATTTTAATAATTGTGCCAAATAGAAAATCGTGTGTGTTCTACGGATATGACACTGACCCATATATTGACGGTGAAAAACCTTGGCTACTCAACACTATAGAAACAATAAAAAAACACACAGACATGGAAATTGTTGTTAGAGAAAAAGGCAGCAGGTCAGATAGACAGCACCATTCAATATTCGATGCTCTAGACGAAGGCATCTTTGCCACAGTAGCATTCAACAGTATTGCAGCATTAGAATCAGTGATATATGGTATACCATCATTTGTTACTGTGCCGTGTGCAGCGTCTCCTTTAGCCCTAACTGATCTCAGTCAAATAGCAAAACCGTTCTATCCAGACGAATCATTGGTACAACAACATTGTGCGTCACTAGCATACGGGCAATTTACCAATGAAGAAGTAGCTAACGGCACCGCATGGAAGATATTAAACAAATGAAATTACTTGTAAATGATACAGAACTTGCAAACTATCTTTGTATTCTAATCAATATTAAAGAACAATGCAGCCATATTAAGATGGACGAATCTGACAATTCTAATATTGCACACTCTATTGCATATATTTTAGAAAAACAGAATCATGCAAAATTCAGTTTAGAAAAACATAGAGATAAATTTAAACAAAAAATTAGACAAGGTGTTACCAAAGATCTACAGATTTGGCGCAGCCAAATTAATGAAATAGTAACTAGATATAGAAAATATCATTTTCGTAATATTCATACACGAATAGATTACTTGTTAAATCGCCTTGACGAAAATCAAGTAATAACTAGCTATCTCAAAGGGGATGTTGATTATTTTGTAAAAACAGTCGGCCTACAAATAGATCCTAATGCAGAGATGATAAGGCGCAAACATTTTACAAATATTAATGAAGATTGTTTGATACGGAATACCATAGGCCGTGAAACTACCATAGTTAACAAGATAGACAACAATCTGCCATTCTGGTTTATGGACAGCGGCTACACCAATTTTATAGAACCTAACAAAAAATGGCATAGGTTAGTAAGAAATCATCTACACTTTAATCAAAGTTTTGTAGCCCCTGCAGATAGGTTAGGCACATTTAAGAGTTTTCCTCAACCTTGGAGAAAAGATGGTTCTGCTATTTTGATTGTAGAGCCCGGAGAGTTCGCTGCTAATATTATGCACGTTGAAGCAAAGTCTTGGGGGCAGCAGGTAGCGGCCGAACTTAGAAAATACACTGATAGACCTATAGAATTTAGATCTAAAACAAATAAAAAGAAACGGACTAGTCTTTACCAGCAGTTGCAACAGGGCAATTATTATTGTACTGTTAGTATTAATTCTAATAGTGCAATCGAATCTATTTGGGCAGGGATTCCGGCTATTACTCTTGATAAGCATGTTAGTAATGCAGTGACCCGAAGCAATTTAAGTGACATAAATGATCTTTACTACGGCCCGCTAGGAGATTGGCTAGCTTGGCTAAGTTATTGTCAATTTACTTTTGACGAACTAATGGACGGAACTGCTCTAAGTATTGTGAGGCAATATCACAATGTCTAAACTTACAGCCGTAGCCTACTATGCAGGAATACCCCCAAACAATTCTAATCTAGAAAAGCCTCTAATTCTTGATTATTTTTGTCAAGGAGTTATTGCAGTAGGAGATACTGCTGTGGCACATAAAGAAATGTCAGTTCTAGATTGTGATGTAGCTTTGATACAAGGATTTGTACACAACGACGGCAAGCAAATGCCGCATCTCAACTTGAGAAAATCGGCCATAGATAGACAATGCAAAAACGGTAAAAGATCGTTAGTTGTTGACAGTAATTTATTTTTATATGTCAATAAAACAAATCCTTTACATTATCTTAGATATAGTTTTGATGGAGTTTTTCCCACAACTGGATTTTATTTTGATAAAGATATTGATCCTTCGAGATGGACTAAGATTAGTAGAAATTTAAATCTAAATTTAAAACCCTGGAGGACTTCAGGCAACCACATCTTATTGTGTTTGCAGAGAAACGGTGGTTGGTCGATGGGAGGGTTTAGTTCGATTGATTGGATGAACTCGACAATTGCTAATATTAGAAAATATTCAAATAGGCCGATTGTTGTTAGAGCACACCCCGGCGATAAAAAAATAAAAAGCATTTTAAAGATTAGCCATAAAAATGTTTCTTTAAGTACTAAAGAAAATTTAGTAGATGATCTTAGAGGAGCTTGGGCAACAGTAGTTTACAACAGTAGCCCTAGTGTAGCTAGTATAATAGAAGGCGTGCCAGCATTTTTAACAGACAGCGTTCCTCAACACAGTCAAAGTTTTGATGTTGCAAATACAGATATAAGTAATATTGAAAATCCCGTAATGCCCGATAGACAAGCCTGGGTTGAGAAATTAGCCATGTGCCATTGGAACTTTGATGAGTTAAAATCGGGTGAAGCTTGGCAATTTTTTAAAAAGTATATATGAAAGATTATAAATGGAATGCGGTGTTTAAACCGTTGATAGAAAAATATAAACCAAAAACATTCTGTGAAATTGGATGTCATGAAGGATTGACATTAAAGTCGCTATTACCTGCATCTAAAAATTTAGGATATAAAATCAAATATACGGGCTATGATGCGTTTGAATTAGCAATACGGCCAACTTTTGAATATCCAAAAAATCCAATTACTAATGAGATGGAGCATAACGGTAAAGAATCTGCATCGTACGAAGTGATTAAAGAACGATGCGATAAGTATATTAAGAATCAATTATTAGAATCTTACGAATTAATCAAGGGTTGGACACACAACACATTAATTGGGCCACTAACATTTGACATGGTATATATAGATGGTGGCCATTCGTATTCCACAGTTAAATGGGATTATGAACAAGTCAAAGACAGCAAGGTTATAATATTTGACGACACCTATCCAGAAAAGTTTCCAGGAGTAGCTAAATTTATAGAAGAATTAAGAACTTCAGGAATACCAATAACAGAACTAATAGAAAAAAACAATGACGGAAAGGTCATTATGCAATGTGCAATAATTATTAACGAACAGGAAACAAAATGAAAAAACTAAACAACGGTTGGATGGTACCTGATGATGATCAGCGTGTGTCATTTTTATTAGAAAACGACACAGATATGATGAATCCTGCCTACGAGGACAAATATAGAAAATTAGTTATTGAGCACTTGCCTAATAAAAGAACTTTTATAGATGTAGGAGCGAATGTCGGCATTTGGAGTTTACCAATGACTCAACATTTTAACAAGGTTGTATCTTATGAACCAAGTGTACAGAATATTGAATGCATCAAGACAAATATTCCTACCGGTATTGAACTAAGAACAAAAGCAGTAGCTGACTTTAATGGCGAAGCTAAATTCCATCAAGCCGGAAAAAACTGTGGAGATGGCAAACTATGTAGAGAAGGTGTTAAGTCTACATATACAGTACCTGTAGTGAAGTTAGATGATGAAAATTTAGAAAATGTTGATTTGGTTAAAATTGACACACAGGGTTGGGAACTAGATGCGCTGAAAGGCATGCACAATATCATAACAACACAGCGACCATGGATTATGATAGAAGTCAACGAAGACATTGATCTATGCTGCGAACTGATGGAAAATTACGGATATGAAACTGTCTATGTTAAAAGCAAACGAAATTTTGTTTGGGCACCAAAGACCGGACACAACAGTCCTGCAGACACAAGTATTTTAAAAAGATATTTAGGACCCGGACCGTATGCAGCAAGATTCGGCGGAAAATAAATTAATTAATAAGTTCCCAAGCTAGACCAGAAATTAATTCTTCTCTAGTAAATTGAGAATAGGCTAGATGATTTAGCCAGGCCTGTTTATCGCTAGGATAAGCAGGCTTTATTTTTTCAAGGTCTTCTAATTGATAACTGTATAAACTTTTTGTGGCAGAATGACCCAATGGGATCACTGGTATATCGTGCATGGCTGCTTCAACTAGTGCATTGGATGAATAGCCCACTACACAGAAAGTGTCATCTCTAATGAAATCTTTAAAAGTATTTGAAACTATTCTATCGGCCCTAGGTGCAGGTCGCTTTCTAATTTTAATTTCACGATCTGTAAAAGTTTTTATCTTAACAACAGTTTCGTCGATCCATTGATCTTCTGAACCTAACCCAAGTGTGTGAATTATTTTTCTGTCGGGGGGTACAACAACAACTGTGGATCCCTGTGTAAAGTGTTCGGGCTTTAAATTTAATCTATCCCAGCGATCCTGAGGTCTTTCTATTATTGGATTAATATTTTGAAAATTATTAACACTCAATCTAAAAATGGTTTTCTTTTTACCGTTGCCAAAATATGCGCCATCAAAATTATAAAATTTTAAATTATATTTTTTGCAAATTTCTACCCATTGAGGTTTAAAAAATCCTGCCCAACACATGGGTAGGCTAGTGTTTGCAGACATTTCTTCATAGCTGACAAATTTTCCACCACTACCTTTGGTAAATTCAGTGGCTCCGTAATCTGTGCCTTCAACGCAGACAAAATTCACAGTCATTGCCAATATGCTTCAGTTCTTTTTACTTTGAGATCATCTTTTTTACTGCGGCCTAGAGTTTTTCTTCCTCCTTTGAGGTGGTCTAGATAAGCTCCCCATTCGCTGTTGATCAAAGGATGCCCTTCTCCGGTTATTAGATGACTACTCCAATCTAATTCTTTTAGATTTCTAAATTTAGCACGGACAGCATCGAAAACAAAACTGTCATGCCATTCGGCAAGCCTAAAAATTCCGTTTTCGGCATCATCGTACATTCGTTGAAACTCTTGCAAGAAAGAAAGAACAGTAGGACTACGCAAATTCATAGCGTATAATCCGCATTCTGTGTATTTTCCTTTGCGTCCAAGAAAACAGAGATCTTTATCTGCTGGAATTAATTGCTGTATGCGTTCTAAAGTGATAGGACTATGACATATGGTATCAGCATCCATCCAAATTAAGACATCTGCATCAGTGGTCCTTGCACAATCGGTTATGGCGTAGACTTTGTGAGCAAATCTAACCGCATGCCATTTAAAACCTTTGCCTGCATCCTTTCGTTTGCTTCTAACTGGGTCGTCAGTGACATCACCGTTGGCTTTTGGAACATTTTTCCATCGTTCTTTAAATGTAGCCAGTGGAGCAACACTATCTAGGTCGGTCAGAGTAACATGGCTGTGGTCTCGAATTACAGGATTACATTTTTCTGGATAAATGTGTAAGGTAATTTCTCTAGGCCATTGTTCACAAAAGCCATCAATCATCTTTTGTGCATATTTTTTAAGGCCTTCTTCGTGAAATGTAGTAACAACGGCAATTTTCATTTTCTTATAATTTTCCAAACTTGATAATCATCTAAAATAGTGATTTGTTCGTATCTAATTCTTCTAAAGAAATCGATGTACTCAGTACTTAGTACAAGATCTTTATGTAAAAAAATAACAGGAGCACATCTTCTTGTTAGTTGGGGAATAAATTGAAAAATCCCATCATCATAATTGATATTAAGGAAAATTATATCAATATTTTGCAATTCATTTAAAAAATTGTTATCTTGTATAGGTATAACATTTTTATACCTAGGCAACTGGTGTTGATAACTGACACAGAATACTGTATTGAAACCGCCAATTACATTTTCGATATTTTTTTGATCAGAACCTACCACTATGACAGTGTCTATAGATTTTTTAACAGTTTTTTGAATTCTTTTTATAAATTTAGACATGATATGGATTAAATACTCAGTTATTTATTTTATATGAAATTCAAACTTTACAGAAATTTTGGAGCTCTAAACAGTGTTCCAGTATTTGATGCCTTTGCTAATGGTGTTAGATCGTGCGGTCACGAAATTGTGGAAAACAGCGAAGATGTGGCTGTAATTTGGTCAGTTTTATGGAATGGCCGCATGGCCGGCAATCAACAAATTTACAATGCCTGTGTTAAACAAAACAAACCTATTGTGGTTATCGAAGTTGGCAGTTTGAAAAGAGGACAAACATGGAGAATTTCCGAAGGACATATTAACGGCCTTGGAACATTTGGAAATATTGAAAATTTAGACCCCTCGAGACCACAAAAATTAGGTGTTGGCCTCCAACCCGAGAAATCAAAGAGGCGCAACGAAATTCTAATTGCCACTCAACACAGTCGAAGTCTACAATGGCAAGGTCAACCTAGTATGGAACAGTGGATTCGTGACACCATAGCAAAAGTAAAACGATATACCAATCGAAGAATTGTGGTTAGACCACATCCTCGGTCACAAATTCGTGAAAAATTTGCCGACGCAGTAATCGAACTTCCAAGAAAATTAGTCAACACCTACGACGAATTTGATATCAATTATAATTATCATTGTGTGATCAATCACAATAGTGGTCCATCTGTTCAAGCAGTAATACATGGTACTCCTACTATCTGCGATTCTTCAAGTTTGGCGTTTCCTGTCAGTGAAAAGTGGGAAAATTTAGAAACTCTACAATTGCCCGATCGTGAGGAATGGTTTCTTAAATTGTGTCATACTGAATGGACCGTAGATGAAATCAGTCAAGGCATTCCACTCAAACGCCTTGAAAGTTGCCTTGAAGAAAAATTAAAAATTAGGCCTTGATTTTCACAATTTTAGGTGCTATACTATATAGATGCTAAAATCATCATTTGTCGAAGACATATTTCTTGAGTTTGTAAGTCTGTGTGACAACAAGAATATTCAACTACAACATCAGGACCAATCAGCAGCCAACAGTTTTTATGTTGTGCTTTCCACCAATGGTCAGTTGACCAAAAATCAGGCAAATTTTATCATTAAAATCCTCCAAAAATACAAAATGTATGCCAAGCTAGCAGGACTTGATTATTCTTTGCTTTTAGAAAATCCCGAGTGGCGCACAGATTTTAGAATTCTTGATATGTCAAGAAAAATATTTGTAGAAAAAGATGAAGACGGAGAAGTGTGGATTTGTGCCAAGTTTCCTTTTGCACTAAAAGAGGTATTTGACCGAGAAATTTCACCGATTACTAAAGACTTCGGAGTCAGCACTTGGGATCCTGAAAGAAAGATTCGTAAGATGAAATTTTATAATTTCAACCTCATCGAAGTTTATGAGTTTGCACATACCAACAACTTTGAGATTGACGATACCTTCATGGTAGCACTTGCAGATGTTGAAGAAATTTGGCAAAATAGTGAGTCAATTACCCCCTATTGTGAAAAGCACTTTGGCGTGACAGTTGACTTGATCAACGCACCGCAAGAAACTGTTGAATGGTTTGAACAGCACAGAACCTGTAATCAATCCAGCGATTTGCTACTGGCTAAGAGTATGGGATATCTGTTGAAAGAATCTCCAAAAACACTGGCAGAAAAAATAGCCGCATCGGAACACAGACAATTTTGGATGAAGAGTCTAGATCAATTTTTCGAACTGTACAAAGACACTAACGGCATAACGGCAGTGATTCTAAACAAAGGCGACAACTCAGAAGAATGGGTAAAGTCCTTTACTATGTCAGCCATTTTACATGATGTCCCACCGACAGATATTCGTGTTTGTTTCCGTCAAGATAAACTTGAAGATCGAGGGTTTAATCAATGGGTCAAAGATAACGGCTACGGCGGAAAGGTAGAAGGCGGCAAAATTTTTATATTTCAAAACAAACCTCCCAAGTGGTTGTTTTCTGATGGAATAGATGTTAAAATTATTCTAACTAATAGCTTATATCCGGTGCCCAGTGCCACTACACAGGCCTGGATGGAATCACACACTTGTGTATGTTTTGTAGGTGATATCAAGGCTGCACACATTAAGGACAAGAAAATTGCCGAGTTGTAAACTAACAATTAAAGATGAAGTTAATATCAAGATCGACGGCCTGGCAGTAGAAACACGGCGTAAAATTGTCAACAAATTAAAGTTTGATTTGCCCTATGCACGGCACATGCCGGCATATAAATTAGGCCGATGGGATGGCACTAAAACTTATTTTAGTATCGGCGGCACTGGTTATCTTGCACACTTAGATGTCATACTACCTATCATAGAAGATGCGGGCTATGAAATTGACATAGAAGATTTGCGTCATCACAGCAAGATAGAATTTGCACCTATCGATGAAAACTATTGGGCGGATCAAGGCAAGACTTGGCCTAAAGGACACCCGGAGGCAGGTAGTCCTATTGTACTTCGTGACTATCAATATGATGTTGTCAACAAGTTTTTAGAAAATCCGCAAGCCCTACAAGAAGTTGCTACAGGTGCAGGCAAAACAATTACCACAGCAACACTAAGTCACTTATGCGAGGCTTATGGCCGCACAATGGTAGTTGTTCCCAACAAAAGTCTAGTGGTACAGACAGAAGAAGACTACAAGAATCTTGGACTGGATGTTGGCGTCTACTTTGGTGATAGAAAAGAATTAGGCAAGACACATACCATATGCACATGGCAAAGTCTTAATGTATTAGACAAGAAAAGTTATGATGATGAAACACTAAGTTTGGCTGAATTCACTGCGGGTGTGGCAGCAATTATTGTTGACGAGGTGCATCAAGCCAAGGCAGAAGTGTTGACCAAACTACTGACACAAAACTTCAACAACTGTGCAATTCGTTGGGGACTCACAGGAACAGTTCCCAAAGAAGCGTTTGAATTTCAAGGTATTCTTGCCAGCATTGGACCTGTTATCAATCAAGTATCTGCGCATGATCTACAAGAAAAAGGTGTGTTGGCTAATTTACAAATCAATGTGTTACAGACCACAGATGTGCAGGTGTTTCGTAGCTTTCAAGAAGAATACAGTTTCTTGGTCACTGATCCTACAAGATTGACTTGGATGGCAAATAAAATCAAGTCGCTATCACTAAGTGGAAATACTCTTGTACTAATCAATAGAATCGACACAGGAAACAAATTAATCGAATTAATTCCTGATGCGGTATTTGTCAGCGGCGGCATGAAACTCGATGAAAGAAAAGAAGAGTATGACGAAATTAAAACTAGTGATGGCAAGATTATTGTGGCGACTTATGGTGTGGCCGCTGTGGGTATTAATATCCCCCGTATTTTTAATTTGGTTCTTATTGAGCCCGGAAAGAGCTTTGTTCGCGTTATACAAAGCATTGGCAGGGGTATTCGAAAAGCCCAAGACAAAGACCATGTTGAGATCTGGGATTTCACATCTACCTGCAAATACGCCAAGCGCCATCTTACGGAGCGGAAGAAATACTATAAAGAGGCCAAATACCCCTTTACAATAACTAAGGTAAACCTATGAAAATTTTAACACTTAATAACAGGTCTTTTGACCTAAACGATTTACCAGACGAGATAGAAGATGATGTTCGATACAGCGTATTAGATAATAGCAATGCCAGCGAACCTGACTTTTTCTTTATGCCTTTGATATTTTTAGAATCGTTTAATTCGCCTGCAATACTATTAAATATTGGAGGGCACCAAGTACAAATGCCGTTAGATTGGTGTATGGTAGTTGGAGATAAAGACTGCGGCATGGACCCAGAAGTTTTACCGTTAACCAGTTTGAACGAACGAGGATTTGATGCATTTATTTTTAATCCTATTAAAGGTTTTAAGTGCGAGTATATGCCAATTGAAATTGTTAACATTTATCAAGATGTCAAGTGGTATTTTCCAAAAATGAAGAACGGCCAGTTGTTAACAGTTCCTCTGCATGACGGAGAAAATCCGCCTTGTGCATATTTTGTTAAAGAAGTTAGCCGTCAGAGTGAAATTTTACAGCTAGACAAGGTGCTGTAATAAGTAATATGTTATTGAAAAGGATTTAACATGAAAGCAGGTAAAGTGTGGGGACAGACAGAACTAATACATGCCAATGGTGTGTTAGAGTTTCATCGTATTGAATACAAAGCAGGTTTTAAGTGCAGCGAACACGAACATCAATTTAAATGGAACGGCTTTTTTGTTGAGTCGGGAAAGATGATTGTGCGTGTATGGCAAGACGATCAGGGTTTGGTAGATGAGACAATTCTTGGACCAGGCGAGTTTACACAAGTCAAACCAGGCAAGGTTCACCAGTTTGAAGGTGTTGAAGATGGCGTCGCATTTGAATTGTATTGGGCTGAATTTAATCACAACGACATTAAGAGACGGTCATCTGGGACAAAGGTAAAATAACTTATGTCAACATGGTTATCGGGAGAATGGAGTACGCCGGAATATCAGGCAGCAAAAAAATTAAATTTTGATCTGCTTGATGCTGAGTTAGCCAACCCTCCCACCTCAATATTAGATATCGGTTGTGGTCTAGCATGGGAATCCAGAATGTTTAACGACAAATACGGAACAGAGTTATGGTTGTTAGACGGCGATACATCCTTTAATGAAAGCAAGCCACAATCGTCTAGCGAAGTCAACTATCATGTCAGTCCTGATGATTTTTTATTTTATCATCCAATATCTTGGCTCAAAGAACAACTTGACGCTAAAGGAACTAAAAACTATAACTTGATAGATGTCAACAATATTTCAATACCTAAAGATAAAAAATTTGATGTAATTACTTCTTGGTTATCGTGCGGATTTCATTATCCTGCAAGCACATACAAAGATCTAATATTACAACATTCACATGAAAATACAAGAATATTTTTAGATATTAGACTACATTTAAAAACCAAAGAAATTTTTCACAACGACGATAGCGTTGAAATATTAAAAATTTTAAGCAAACATAGAAAGCATATCAATGCAGAGATAAGGTTTGTATAAATGAAAATTAAATTATTATCTACTTTCAGCGACAAAGGATATCACGATTACGCCAAAAACTTTGTCGACAGTTGTTTTAAACATATAAGAGATATAGATGTAGTAATTTACAAAGATACTATAGATATAAAAAATAAAGAGAATGTTTCATTCCTAAATCTAGAAGACTGCTGCCCCGACTTAGTAAATTTTAAAAAAAGAAATACAGATAAAAACTTTAAAGATTTTAAATTTGACGGAGTTAGATTTTCACATAAAGTTTACGCCACAGTTCATGCTTCTAGAGAAAAGGATCTAGATTATCTAATATGGCTCGATGCCGATACTGAAATTTATGACACAGTAGATCCAGCATACTTTTTAAAATTTTTACCTAAAGGAAAGTTTGTAGGATATGTTGGCAGAAATACTGCTAGCGAAACTGGTTTTTTAATTTTTGATATGAAGCACCCTGAGGCTAAAAATTTCTTTGATAGATACGAATGGTACTACAATACTGATGCTATATACGATCTTGAACAATATCATGATGGGTTTGTCTTTGATGTAGTCAGAAAAGAATTTGAATTAGATAATAGAATAAGCTCTCATAGTGTTTCTCCAATCGGTGTAACAAAACAACACTTTAATGCAGCATTTGATGGTTACATGATGCATTATAAGGGAGAAGGAAAAGAGAAAAGAGAAAAACTTATTGCAAAAGCAATGAGAAGAAAAGGTAAACAATGACTAAAGTTTTTTTAAAATTTCACAGAACTGATCCCGCAGCAGTTTTATGTTTGAGATTTTGGTTAGAACTATTTAAGAATTATAAAACATTTATACTGTGTGACCGATATAACCCAGTCACTGAGCCAACTCCAGACTATCTAAAAACAGTCTTAATAGATTACGATGTTACTGTTATTAACAGCGATTATTCAATAGGTGATACTTATTGTCAAAATCTAAAAGGAGCCAAACGAGGTATGGCTTCGGCTAATCTTACTGCATTTCAACATACTAAGAAAACAGAAAACTTTTGGATGATTGACGCAGACGATACATTATTTCTAACTAGAGATTTCGACGGTCTAAGAGAAAAACTAAAAACAGCCGAACAGTATCTGTTAGATAAAGATCTCGACGGATTCAGTTTAGATTTTTACAGGAATCTAAATGACGGTTGGACATTTGGTTTATGTTTGCTTAGAGGTAGCATGCCGTGGCAACTGATCAAAGATGTTGACATGGGGCCAATGACAGAAAAGGGATTTGCTAGAAATATAGACACTGCCTTTGACAGCATGGCAAAATCAGGTGTAATTAAATTAGCAAACTTTGTTTTTGATAGACAGGCGTTCCAACATCAGTGCAACAATTATCCAGAAATGCCGCACGGAATATATGTTTGGCATAGAAATAAATTATGGGATGCACCGTTAAAACCCGATGTTGTTGTAATATGATGCATATAATTGTACAGGCTGGCGGCCGCGGTAGCAGGCTAAGACACCACACATGGAACAAACCAAAGTGTTTAGTTAGTGTAAAAGGAAAACCGTTATTATATCATTTATTTGATAAATTTCCAGATGCACATTTTCATATCATCGGCGATTATGCATTTGATCAACTTGAAAAATATTTAGAAGTTAACACCCCGGCGGTACCATATACACTAACAAAGACTGATGAAAAAGGAACTTGTTCGGGAATTTCTAATGCATTGAAAAATGTTCCTCCAGAAGCTGAATTAATTATCACCTGGAGTGATCTAATCATTAATGATTTTCCTAGAATTTTAAATACAAATATTCCCACAGTAATAACCACACATGCATTTACTTGTAGATGGACAGTGTCAGAAAATAACACATTAGTAGAACAACCAGGTCCTCGTGGCATCCCTGGAATATTCTATGCCAGTCAAGCAAAGTATTTTCCAGAACCTCCTGCTAGCGGTGAATTTGTTAAATGGTTTAGTAAAAACATAAATCAGTTTAGTATGACTGATTGCGAAGAACTAGAAGAACTTGGCGATTTCATAACTATCGAAACACAGAACGACCGTGCTGGTTTTAGTAGATTTTTCAACGAAGTGATCATCAAGGATGATGTAGTAGAGAAACGAGCCATCGACAGCAATTACCATCATCTCATTGGCAAAGAGCAAGCATGGTATAATTCTGTACACGATCTAGGATTTAGAAGAATACCTAAAATTATTTCTACAGATCCCTATGTAATGACAAGGATAAAAGGCTGTCATGCTTATCAAATGACTGACTTAACTAGTAGAGAAAAATGTGCAGTTCTAGCAGACTATATTGATTCATTGACTTCCTTACACGATCTTTCTAAAAGATCTTCAGTACCAGAAGAAACTGTTGATACATATATTACAAAAACTCTAAATCGAGTCGACAGCGTATCAAAAATTATTCCTAACTTTGATAAGGATGCAGTCACAGTCAACGGATTAAAATGCAGAAATGTATTTTCTAAAAAACACAAACATATTTTTGAATCGTTAATAACAGAAATACAACCGTCATTGTTTACACCAATACACGGAGACCCTACATTTAGCAACAGCTTAATTGATAAAAATTTAAAAGTGTGGTACATTGATCCAAGAGGCTACTTTAGCAAGCCTGGTATATGGGGTGATCCGATGTATGATTTTGCCAAGGTGTATTATTCAGCAGTTGGTGGATACGACATGTTTAATCGAAGAAAATTTAAACTACATGTAGATTCGGAAACCGTTGAAATACTACAAGAACCTACAGGTTTTGAAAAGGCAGCTGAAGATATTTTCACTGAACATTTCACTAAAGACATTGACAAGATTAAAATATTACACGGATTAATTTGGTTGTCACTTAGCGGTTATGCCAAAGACGACATCGACAGTGTTATAGGAAGTTTTTATCTTGGCCTGTATCACCTAGAACAAGGACTCAAATGATTCCGTTTCAATTATCAGAAAATCTTAATCATACTTGGTTCATAGACCTCGACGGGACAATTTTAAAACACAACGGCTATCTAACCAACAATGATGAATTGCTGCCTGGCGTAAAAGAATTATGGGCATCAATACCTGTGAATGATTATATTATAATCACTACCGGTAGAGCAGAAGAGTACAAAGACTCAAGTCTACAGATATTAAAAGACAACGGGCTACGATACAATTATGCAATATTTGGTCTACCGTTAGGTGAAAGAATTGTGATGAATGATCCCAAACCGAATGGTCTACAAACGGCCATTGCTTGGAATGTTGAGAGAGACAAAGGATTTTAAATGACAAAGCAATACGAAAATATAGATGAATGGGAAACTATTCCCGGAGATCGTGCATTAAGATCTGCACTTGCAAGAGCCGATAGTATCGATAATCAACCTCCGACTGTTATCGATTATCAGAAAGGTAAACTCAATATTGCTTTAGGATTCGTTAAAAATTTTACTACAGCTATAGATGCAGGTGCCAACTATGGTATAATGAGTGCTAATTTAAACAGCAAGTTCTCTAAAATTTATGCGTTCGAAGTAGATACTCCGGTGCGAGACTGTCTTAAAAAAAATGTAGAAAAGTTTCAATTAAACAATGTAGTAGTGTGTGATTGTGGCCTAAGTGACAAAGAAGAACTTGTTTCTTTAAATTATCTTAAAAATACCTTTGGTACCCATATCAATAAAGAAGTTTCCGGAACACACAGTTGTAAAACTTTAGATTCTTTTGAATTAACAGAAGTTGGATTTATAAAATTAGATTGTGAAGGGTATGAACCGTATATTCTAAAAGGTGCCGAGCAAACTATTAAAAAGTATAAACCTGTAATACTAATGGAAGAGAAAAATTATTCGAAAAGGTATTACGGAGAAGAAGGAAATTTAGCGGTTGAACTATTATTAGGATGGGGTTATACCATGGAAGTGAGTTGGCCAAAAGACTGTGTTATGGTTTATAAATGAAAATACTAATAACAGGCAATGCTGGCTACATTGGTAGTCACTTAACTCAGCTTCTGAATAAAAGAAACGATCTAGAACTCTACGGTCTAGATAGGAATATACCTCAGCTGCCAGTCAAAGAACATTCCAGAAACGACATCTCTATGCCCGGATATTTTCTGTGGACGAGAGATTTTGAATTTGATTGTGTAATTCATTTAGCAGCCGAAGTAGCAGTTGGTCGTAGTGTAAAAAATCCCATAAAATATTATCAAACAAACACTATGGGTACCTTACGAATTCTCCAAGAATTAAAATACAAACGATTTATACATGCTAGCACAGGTTCGGCGGGCCCAATGAATAATCCCTATGGCATCAGCAAACGAGCCTCTGAAGAAATTGTAGATCAGTATTGCAAAGAACGATCTATTCCGTTTACCACATTTAGATTCTTTAATGTAACTGGCTCAGACGGAATTGCTCCGACTAATAAAGACGGTCTTATGTGGAATTTAATAAATGCTCAAAAGACAGGAATGTTTAATTTATTTGGCGACGATTACAATACTCTAGACGGATCTGCTGTACGCGACTACACTCATGTCAATGAAATTTGTCATGCTCTAGAACAGGCAATAGATCGTTCAACAAATCAAATTGAAAATCTTGGACACGGAGTAGGTACAACAGTTAAACAAATGATCAACCTGTATAAGAAAGTCAATAACTGTGAATTTGATGTTCATGTATGCCCAAGAAGAGCAGGCGATCTCGAACGAAGTGTACTTGACAAACCTTCTCCTTTTATGCAACAATTGTATACCATGGAAGATTTATTATGGGTACCTTAACACCAGGCGCAACTTATGTTTACGAACGCAACGGCGAAGAGATCTACGCTAGAGAAGTTGGTAAAACTGATAGAAAATTAATTGGATATCAGTATGAAAATAAAACTGATCCAAGAACACATGACGGTCGTCCATTATACGAGCATATGAAAGAAGATAAACTTTGGGGCGACATTCGAAGAGAAGCTCGGACAAATACAGCTTTACAAGAAGCTATGGATCGTGTTATACTCATATATCACTTGAGTAAAGACCATGGCAAAAAATAAACACGTAGATCTTTTTAAAGACATGATTCCTGCGGTAGATATGGGGATTAAAGAATTATGGGATGCAGTCACAGACGAAGGTCGCAAAGAAATTAAAGGCGACTTTTGGAATCTTACCCGTTATATCAGTAGTGTTAAAAGCTCTAATAGAGAACTTCAAGAGCACTTCATTCTAACAGTTAACGAATACTACAACAAGAACTGGAATGACATCCAGCAACACCCTAAACTGGTTTGGCAGACTCTTTGTCTATGCAGTCACGAAAGTAAGAAAACACAATTTCACGAATGGATCCCTTTAAAGAAAGAAGCAAATAAAAAAGAAAAGTTCTTGGCAGAATTGTTTCCAAATATGAAGTTGAGTGACATCGAGACACTTGCGGCAATAACCACAGACAAAGAGATCAAAGAATATGCTAAGGACCTTGGTTGGGACAAAAAGCAAATTGCAGACATTAAACTATAAGTGTGAACATTGCAGTAAGCTCTTTGCCAAAGAAAAAACTTTGGTAGTGCATATCTGCGAACAGAAACGCCGGCACATGAGCAAAGACGAAAGACATGTTAAACTAGGACTAATGACCTATCAGCGTTTCTATGAATTGACACAGAAAGCCAAACAGCCTAAGACATTTGAAGAGTTTGCAGCTAGTCCATACTATACAGCATTTATAAAATTTGGCAGTTTTATGAGCAATACAAATCCTATCTATCCAGAAAGGTTTGTAGACTATGTGGTTAAAAGTGGTATTAAATTAGACCACTGGTGCCGTGACGAGCTTTACGATTCTTATATCAGCGAGCTTATAAAAATTGAACCAGCAGATGGTGCTATTCAGCGCACTATTCAGACTATGATGGAATGGGCTGATAAGAACGATGCTCCTTGGGAACATTATTTTGCCTTTGTGAATTTAAACAGAGCTACACACGACATTAAAGAAGGCTTGATCTCGCCATGGATCTTGTTAAATAGCAAGTCAGGTAAAGACATGATTAGACGCATGAATCAAGAACAATTAGAAATAGTTGGGCCTGTGGTAGATCCCGGGTTCTGGATGCGTAGATTCAAATCAACTCCTGCCGATCATGAGTTAGTTAAAGACGTCATCAAGGAGGCGAAGATTTTATGATTTTTAAGAAGCGACGAGATGAAGAGCCAATTGAAGAAGAATTGGCCTACAATGAAGAACATATCTCTAGAGATGACATTGATATAGAAGTAGTAATCGGAGAGGATACACCTGATGTGTATGTTAAATTTTCAGGCTTTGAGGACAGTGAAGATGCTGAAGAGTATGCACAGTTCTTAGCAGAAACACTACCATTACTGTTATTTGAAAGTACACGGTTGCAATAATGCCAGATATCGACATAGACTTTACAAATCGCGAACAGGCACTGAAACTGTTTAAACATACAGTTGCCAGTAGAAGTGATAATGGCCAATTGGTCAAACATAATACTGGCGTATACCTCCATGAGGTTCCTGTCGATGCGGTTACCGGTCTATGTTCGGTGCCATATGAGCAAGCAGAAGAACAAGAGTTTTTTAAAATAGACTTTCTTAACGTTGGATTATACAACGGCGTTCGCAACGAAGAACATCTTAAACAACTTATGGAGACTGAACCGCTATGGGACCTACTACTACAAGACGAATTTGTGGATCTATTATTTCATTTGAATGGCCATGGTGCAATTCTGAGGAAGACCTGCCCCACTTCCGTGGCACAATTAGCTGCCGTCCTTGCTATGATACGCCCAGCAAAGAGGAACTTGATTGGGAAATCTTGGCCGGAGATTATGACGGAAGTCTGGACGAAACCAGAGACTAATGATTATTATTTCAAGAAGAGTCACGCCACTGCTTATGCTGTTGCTATTGTGGTCCAGATGAATTTAATTTGTGAATCGATAAGTTATGGATATCAGTGATAGCTTTAGTGCTGCTCAAATGCAGAGCAAACAATGGCTTGTACAACGACTAGAAAATGTTCTATTAGAAGAGCGACCCATTGAAGACGGGTATCGTATCTGGATGTTAGCCGGTTGGCATGGCCTAACTAATTTGTTATTGCGAACACGCAATCAAATTCCTGTATTAGAAGTTAGAAGTTTTGATATTGATCCTAGCTGCGAAGCTGTTGCTGATACTATTAATAACTTATGGGTATGGCGGGCTTGGGAGTTCAAAGCTCACACTGCTGACATTAATCAACTAGAATATAAGCCTAGGCCAGATGTTGTTATCAACTCTAGTGTTGAGCATATGACTTCAAACACATGGTGGGATAATATCCCCAAAGGTACAATTGTGTGCCTACAAGCCAGTGATATGGAAGATGAGGATCATGTTAACAAATTTAGCACTGCACACGATCTATTCAAAGCATATCCTGTAGAAGAATTGCTTTATGAAGGCATTAAACGATTTGAATTTAACGATAAAGCCTTTTATCGTGTTATGATTATTGGCGTTAAGTAATTTTTCTAACTAGAGTTATACTTCTACGCTTGATTCTTTTAACAATAATGTCATTTAGGCTGGTACAAGGACCTAACAATATCTTTGTGTCTTTTGTTGAAAAGTTTCTAATAGCATATCTAAAGCCGTGAATCTCACGCAATAAGAAAATATTAATAGGAATCTGTCGATTAGATTCCCACCACCAAATTTCGCCCAGCTCTAGGAATTTGGCCTTTTCTTTGTCAGTTTTAATCAAGGTATAGTCATACATGCTAGTGACCTGAGCATCTTGGTTAATCACGACTCCCACATATTCTTGGTTGACATGATTTACCACACTTATGAATGGAAAGTTTTCTTGTAGGTTTTCTGTTATTCTCATAGATAAATACTGCAAAGGATCCGTTTAGTATGCAATTAATTTCAGTTTATTTATATCCAAATAAAATAGATGTTTTTACAAATGCATCGGCGACCTGGCAAACAAAGAGGTATCGTAGAGTGTACAATCGCAACATAAAAATCTATCGCGGAGTAGATAATCGTATTGATTTACAGGTACGAAACTCAGATGAAAAAGCCGCTAACACAACAGGTTCAACATTGGTATTTAATTTGGTTGAGCGAGAAACCCAGACATTAGTGGCTAAAAAGGACTGCGTTACAGTTGCAGCTGATACTGGCAAATACTATGTTACACTCACTCAGGATGAATTACTTGATATTGAAACAGGTTTTTATCAATACAGCGTCTACAACGAAACGAGAACACTCAATAGCGACGGCACACACCTAGTCTCTAGTAGAACTCCATTGTATATTGACAGTCAGTATGACGCATTGGCCAATATCGAAGTATTAGACAGCGGAGAAGGCGAAGTACAAGCCAGCACCAAAGTCTCTGAGTTTAGTCTGCACAAGAGTTTTGGCGAACCGTTCGATGACTACTATATCAGCAGTATTATTGATGCAAGACCACAGGTTACTACTCCGCAGAGCTTGCATACCTTTCAATTATTCTGTACCAATTACACTGGTTCTGTAACCATTCAAGGCAGTATAAGTGAAGGCGGTGCTCCGGAAATATGGACTGATGTTCAAACATTCGCATTGACTACTGGAACACTAGCCTATCGAAATATCACAGGCAAATACAATTGGTTTCGAGTAAAACATACTCCCAATAAACTCATTACCAACAACGGAACTGTTGACAAGATACTATACAGATAGTATACTAAGTCTATGACCCTCGTCTTAGACAAATTCAGATCAATGCTGCCTAAAACTAAAACCAGCCCAAGTGGTTGGATTAGTTTTAATGCGCCCTGTTGTCATCATAGAGGTCATGCTCGAGATACTCGTAAACGAGCAGGAGTCATGTTCAGTGAAGGTGTAATTTATAATTGTTTTAATTGCAAATACACTGCCAGTTGGCAACCTGGTAGAAACATCTCCGAAAAGTTCAAGAGCCTGTGCCGATGGCTAGGAGCCAACGATGATCAAATCAAAGAGTTAGTATTTGAAGCACTTAAAACAGAATCAACAGACTACGAACCAGATCACTTTGTTGAAAAGGTCAAGTTCACCGAAAAAGAATTACCCGAAGGCGCAATGTCCATCAATGAGTGGGTTAATTCGGCATACCTACCAGACATATCTGCAGACATTGGTCCCGTGATAGATTATGTTTACAGTCGAGGGTTTGATGCATTAAGTAAAAATTTCTTTTGGAGTCCTGCACCTGGATACATAGATCGAGTGTTGTTGCCTTATTATTACGAAGGTAAGATTGTTGGCAGTACAGCAAGAAAAATTCGAGAAGGCAAGCCCAAGTACCTGTCAGATCAACATCCTTTCTTTGTGTATAATGTAGACGAGCAAGATCCAAAGAACAAATATGTATTTGTGGTAGAAGGACAATTCGATGCATTAGCAGTTGGCGGCGTTGGATTGTTAACCAACGAAATAGCACAACAACAGGCCCACATCATTAATCAAATGGGTAAAGAAGTAATTGTTATTCCAGATCAAGATCGTGCCGGGCTGATGTTGATCAAGCAGGCTATTGAGTATGGATGGAGTGTGGCATTTCCCACATGGGACAATGATGTGAAAGATTGTGCGGATGCTGTACAAAGATATGGTCGACTGTTTGTAACAGTTGATGCCATTAAAACTGCCCAACAGGGTGAAATCAAAATCAGTGTGGCAAGGAATAATCTTGAGACACGACTTGCTTTATTAGAAGAGAAGTAATATAATATAACTATGATAAAAGACTACGGTATTGAAGTACAGAAATTGTATTTAGAATTGATGCTTGCAGATGCAGAAGTATTTGTACGCTGTCAAGGTATTTTCGATCACACGCTATTTGATCGCAAGTTGCAAGATGCGGCAGAGTTCATTAATGAATATGCCAAGCAATATAGTGTATTGCCAGACTATGAAATGGTCAATGCATCGTGCAGAACTGACATGAAGCGTCCAGAGGATGTCAAAGAAGGACATATGGATTGGCTAATGGACGAGTTTGAATCGTTTACAAGACACAAAGCCATTGAGCGAGCTATTATTGCTAGTGCTGACCTATTAGAGAATCACAACTATGGCGAAGTTGAAACACTGATCAAAGAAGCAGTACAGATTGGTCTTGCTCGCGATATGGGCACTGATTACTTTGAAGATCCTCGTGGACGACTAATGGGTCTTAAGGACAAAAACGGACAGATCTCGACAGGTTGGCCTTGTATGGATCGCAAGCTATTCGGTGGTATGAACCGCGGAGAGTTGAATATCTTTGCGGGCGGTTCTGGTGCAGGTAAGTCACTATTCCTTGCTAACCTAGGTGTGAACTGGGCCTTAATGGGTTTGAATGTTGTTTATCTAACACTAGAACTTTCAGAAGCACTTGTGAGTATGCGTATTGACAGTATGGTTACAGGTGTAGGTACAAAAGAGATTTTCAAAGATCTAGACGATGTTGAAATGAAAGTCAAAATGATCGGCAAGAAAGCAGGTATGTTGCAGATCAAATATATGCCATCGGGCAAGACAGTCAACGACATTCGTGCTTATATTAAGGAATACGAAATCCGTTGTGGTAAGAAAGTAGATGTATTGCTAGTAGACTACTTGGACTTGTTAATGCCAATTGGTAAGAAGATTAGCGCAGAAAACTTGTTCGTTAAGGACAAGTATGTGTCAGAAGAACTGCGTAATCTAGCAATGGAAAAGAAGATTCTATTGGTAACTGCGGCACAGTTGAATCGCGGCGCTGTTGAAGAAGTTGAATTCGATCACAGTCATATCTCGGGTGGACTATCCAAGATTCAAACTGCTGACAATGTGTTTGGTATCTTTACATCAAGAGCCATGCGTGAGCGTGGGCGGTATCAGATACAGTTAATGAAAACTCGTTCGTCGAGCGGGGTAGGACAGAAAGTTGATCTAGAGTTCAACATTGAAAGTCTCAAGATCAGTGATCTTCCAGAAGAAGAACAAGAAGCCAATGGTGCTAGCAGTCG